TTTCCAGAGCAATGCTTCTATAACTGGATCGGATAGTTTTAATGTATTTCTTTTTTCTGTAATTTTAGCTTTAACGATTTGCAAATTTATCGAATCAGTTATAGACCAGTTTAAAGAAGGCACCGCTCCTTCAAGCATACTTATTTGTTTGATTCGTGTTTGTGAATTGTAAATTTCATATTCTTCAACAAAATTTTCTTCCTCTACAACAGCATCTATTATGTCCCAATATGGGCGTAACTTTTCTCTGTCACGATCAAGCTCTTGTTCTATTGGCGATTTGTTGTTTCTTAAAAAAGTTTCGATTTGGTCAAAGTACGGTCCTACGACTTCGGAATTTTGTAATTGTTCAAGTCTTTTGTCATGTTCATTAAAATCAAATTCACCTGTTACTTTTTCAAGACCAGGTGCTTCTAATGTCGTAAAATATTCGTCAACTGCTATATTAAACGGATGTTGATTTGGGTTTTCTTCATCAAACTCAGATAATAATTCTTCATTTGTTTCGTTTAAAGATTTCATTTGTGTAGCGTATATTAAATATGCTTTTGAAACGTCTTCTCTAAATTGTTTTGAAAATCCATGTTCGTTAAAAGATTCTTGAACTTTTTGATCTTTTTCTAGTTGTAATGTATTTCGTTTATCTTTGTATAGTCCAAAACTATCACCTCTTTCCAAACTTTCATCAAAACTTCTTTTTTCTGCTTCTGCAATTTCAGGATCTGCTTCTTCCGCAGCTTGTCTAAACAAAAGACTCATGTCACTTTTTTTAGTAGGAGACTTAAGCATGCCGTATTTTTCACGCTCTTGAATTGATAAAGAATCCCAATAGTTTTTGTATCTCTCTATCATTTCTTGATTTCCGCTTTGCGGACTTGTTCTAAGTCCGAGCATACCTGTAGCTATACCCCAAGCGTTATCGCCTTCCATAGCCCCTTGAAGTGCAAATGGTAACGAGTTTTCAAAAAGATGCCATGCGATATCTGGTTTGCTGTCAACTTTATCAAAAGGCTGTGCGTCAACTCCGCTTGTTCCTTCAAGTATCGTGCGGAATGCGTTTACTCCGACAGCTCCTCTGTATGAAAGATATTGCAAGATAGGATTTTCTAATACGTCTCCTGTAAATAAATCTTTAAAATCTTTTCCACCCGGAACAAAAGTTGAACCAACAGCTCCCATCAATTGTGTGATTGCTCTTATCTGCCCGCCAATTCCAATGTTTTGTCCGCCTATTTCAACGCTTAAGAATTTACTTCCGTTAAGTGGATTTAATCCTTGTTGCATATCATTTCCTATTCGTTCCATGGAATGGCCTTTAGCAAGTCCTAAACTTAATTCTGCAGCAAGATAAAGACCTGTTGACCCTACTAAATAAGCCCCTAACGCTTTAAATGCAGCTTGTTGTCTTGCTGACGCAACTGCTTTCCCTGTTATTTTTCCTTTTACTTCAGAAGGTAAATAACTTACAGCATCGGATACTAGAGCAAAAGTTGACCTCAATAGTCTAGGAGAAAATGCAAGCCACGTTGATTCAATAGCACGGATATTTGCAGATACTCCAAGCGCTCTTGAATCGAGTCCACCTGTCATATTTCTGATGTATGCTGCGAGTTCGGGTAATGTGCTATCAGCATTTCCTGATTTTAACCAACTGTCACGCATTCCTTTGTACATTAACATTCTGCTTGTCGCAAGAAACGAAGAATACGATGCTTGAAATCTACCAGTAACTTGCCCCGTTGCAAACCCGGCTCCTCTATAAGTTCCTTTAATTCCTTTACCTAACATAGTATCTTTTAAGATTTTAGAATTTGCTGCTGACGGAAATTTTTTCGCAAGCATTTTTTCTAAATCTGTAGGGTTTAATCCTCCACCTCTTTTTATTGCACTAAAAATTTCAACGTCACCAATAGGTATTCCGTAATACGCCATTTCCTGATAGGTTTGCAAATTGTCTCGAATCATACGACTTTGTACTGAAGGATCAAAAAATGCCGCATAATGCGCTGCAGTTGCTTTTCTCCAAACATCTGGGTTTCTAAATAAGATTGGCAATCCATGTATAAACGGTGCGCCTAAGTCAAACCCGGAAGATAAAAATCTAATTGATTGTCCAATTCTGTCTATAACTCTTAATACTTTCCATGGTGAATCTCCGTATTTACTGTCAAATAATTTTTGAAGTTCATTCCAGTCTTCTTGTTTAAATATTTTGTCTCGCCAAACTTTAATGCCAATATTTTCAGGGGCATCACCAAATATACTGCCGGTTTCAGCTCCGGCTTTTCTAAGTGATTTTAATTGTTTTGTTCGAGCAGCTTTTGCACGACCTAATTCAGCTTCATCTTTTCCTAATTGTTTTCTAGTAGCTTCAATTTCATCATTTAACGCTTTGTATCCTTTTATTTTTCTTTGATTCCAATCTAATGTAGACCTAACTTTACTTAATGAAGGGTCTACCTCAAAAGGATCTAATGGAAGTTTTGCATTTAACTGTTTTAGTTTTTTCTTTGTGTTGGCAACTGCCTTTGTAGCTTTATTAAATCGACCTACTACTTTAGGGGCTATTTTCTCTAGTGCATCTGTTACTGTAGTGCCAATATTATTATCAATTAAATGTGTTGCTAATTGATCGTCTAATATTTCTCTGTAAGCAGCTTTTAAATGTAATTTAAGAGTTTCTCTTGGGTTAGCTAAATAAGAAACTTGATCTATAAAAGTACCAGTCGCTTCATCATAATGACCAATCATACCTTCTGTTGCAAGAAGTTCGTATGTTCTTGCCTGGTGCGAATCTGAATCTCTTAAAATTGGGATATCGTCTATACCCTCAACTTGTCTTGGTATGTAATACAAACCATTACGATCTTTAGCAACTGACTTTAAACCATGTGCTACACGAAGTTTTTCTATTTGGTTAACAATAGCTTGGTAATCATTTATATAAGCCATTGCAGCGTCAGACAAATCATCAGCAAATGCTTTTGGGTCACTAAAGACATCGTTCCAAACTGTTCCTGTGCTTTTCCATTTGGTTTTTTCAATAGGACCTACTTTAACTTTCCCATCTGCATACCAAACAATACCGTCTTCATCAATTTTAATTGGGATTCTTCCGAATCCAACAGGCAATTTCCCAAAAAGTTTTTTGTAACCGGCATGAGAATCAAGACCTGCTTGTAATGTAACTTCTATAAGTTCATCAATACTGCTTTCTTGTCTTAAATAAGCAATAACAGCTTTTTCTGTAGGTGTTGTCTTAGCAGCAGAAGGGTTAATCCCGGTGCTTTTAGCAAGGTTAGCTAAGACCGGATTTTCGGCAGTAACAATTTGTTTTACAACGCTTTCCATAGTTGGAATATCAAAAACAAAAGCATCTGTTCCTGAACCACCTGAAACAGCAAAAGATTTTCCGTAGCTATTTAAAATAGATATTGCTTCTGGGCTACCTGAACTAACACGTTTTTTAAAAGTATACTTGCCGGTTTTTTCAATAAGACCTACTTTAACGAGTCTTTGTAAAATACCGTCAACCCCAGACATAGTAAGAGTAACGTTAGGGTCTATGGCACCGCCCATTTCGTCAAACATTTTTGCCGTATCGACTACTTCATCGTTAGACATGTTTAACCAAAACTTAAAATCATTTTCAAATAAAGCGTTTTTAGGTAAACCTTCTATGTCCATAGGTTTATTCATTGTTGCGTCTAAAAGTTCTAATCTTGCACCTTGAACTGCAGAAGCAGTATTTTTATCACCTGCAATTATTGCGGGTATTTTTAAAATTAATGATTTGTAAACAGCAGGATTATCAACAGTACTTACATTTGATCCCAAAGCAAGATTTCTTAATAACTTTAAGTTTTTAGTGCTTCCTAAAATTCCTAAAGACACATAATTAATAGGATTAGTAAAACCTTTTACAATACTACTTTGTACGCTACCTTCTTCGTTTATTTCATTTAACGTAACTGAAGCGTTTTTTAAACGATCTAGAACTTCTTTTCCGGGCAATATTGAATCGCCTTGTCCCTTATAAAATGGAACTGTAGATTCTTTTGCAAAAATATCAGCTATTGCTTGTTGACTTTCAGGGTTTGGCTTAAGCGTTTCAAAGTCAAATAGGGGACTTTCACGAGATGGCATAAAAGGAGCATTTGGCAAACGTAAATTTTGAAGGGCTTCTTTACTTATAGTACTTGCGAGTTCGTCTATTCCTCCCAAAAAACTAAACACGCCTTGTTTTTGTGGACCAGGCATAGAATCAGCTCGTGGGTCTAACGCATAATATTTTCTTGGATCATTTTCTGCTAACGGTTCTGCTTTAGGGTCGTACTTAGTTGTTGCGGCATACGGGTTAGTAACTCCTTCCCCTTGAAGATGCGGGTATCTGTTACGCAAAAACTGTTCATTTGCAGATAAGGTTTCTTCTTGTTGTTCAGTTTCTTCTTCTTCATCTTTACCAAAAAAGAACTCACTTAAAAGTCCGTACCCTCCTCTTCCCATTGTCATGGCTATCTCCTCGCTCTAGTAAAGACAGACATTCCAGTCGGTCTTTGTCTAAGTTGTCTACGTCTTTGTGATTCGGCTTGTTGCTGTTCTTGATCTTGTTCACGTTTAATTCGATCTTGTTCTTGTGTAAAGAACGAACTCTCTTTGTACCGTTTTTCAAATCCCGGTAATTGCGATTGGAAAAATTCAGGTGTTGTTTGCGGTGTAGTGGTTATAAGTTGGGCTACATCTGAAGCGCCACTACCTTTTATAATATCTCCCGTGTTTGGGTCTATTTTATAATCAAAAACATCGTCTACAGTAGGCATCATATCTATTTCTTGTCTTGCTTTTTCAAGTGCTTCTTGTCGTTCTGTTTCTGTCATTGGGTCTTCAGGGCTAATATCTTCTAACGCTTTAAAATAACTTGGATATCTTATTTCGTCAGGCAAACTAGGGTCAGTAATTAATTTGTCCGAAACACTATATTGCCGTGGGTCATAAGCAGCAGACGGGGTTCCTTCAGGTTCTTCAGGTGGAATAACTGCAAACTTTGATTTGCCTGTTTCTACTTGGTAATGTTGTTCGGCTTTTGCGTCAGCTGATTGTGCTTTTTGCAATGCTTCGTTGTTTTCTAGTGTCGGATTAGCGTTATATGCTGCTTGAGCATCTGACAATTTGTCTGCCCAATATGCTCGTTCATCTTCTTGTAATTGTAAATCTGCACCTCTATCTTGAAGGGGTTGTGCGGTAGTAGCTTTTTGCCACTCTTTCATAAACCCTTCTTTTTCCATTTCTTGTGCCATAAATGCTGCAAACTCTGGATTTGTTTTTGCGTATGTCTGCATTTCTGGTAAGAATTTGCTCAAATCATATTTTGCACTTATATCTTCAACTGGCCTTCCGCGTTGGTAGTCATAAACACCTGGTGGCATAGCAGCACCCGACATTACATCTGCTGCAGTAACGCCAAGCTGTCTATCGTAATCAGATTGATTAAAATCATATGCAGGAAGTGCATA